CATAGTGGATTAACGCCTGTAACTATTGCTATGGATAATTCTTTCAGACTAAACAAAAAAGAATACTCTCAAAGAAATCCTAACTGGACAGGTTGGGAATTTGTAATCGACAGTTATCGACACTATTACCTTGAAGGCAAATGGCGATTTGCTGAATGGAAGAAAGATAGAATGCCTAAATGGTGGCCTTCTAATTGGTATGCTAAAAAGTACAACGTGGGTGTACGAGCATACAACGCAAAAAAACCAAGATACCCACACACCCTAATGGAGGAATAAAAATGAATTGGAATGAACAAGTAAAAGAATTTAAAGAACAATATAATGGTGATGAGGATTACATCCATGAATTTGTAGATGGATTAGTCCCTATTTACTATACAGACATTATGGATGTTGCGGTGGAAATAGGAGCAACTATGATGTATGTTACAAGCCAAGTAGATGAACCAATTTGGAAAGTATTACAACAGGCTATCTTTGCAGTATATCTACAAGAATTTAGTGAAGCATTGTTGGAGGAAGAAGAATGAATCCTCGTTGTATTGCCTGTAATAAAGTAATTAGTAAGAATAGACACTATTGCTTTACTTGCTTAACTGAACTAACAGAGGAACAAATAATGGTGGAAGAATCATGAACTGTGAAGAATGTAACAATCGAGGATGGTATGAAGTTATCAACCGCAGAACAGAAACTATTGAACACGTTCAATGTATGAATTGTGCGCTTCAAGAACAGTTCAAACAGACTCTGACAATAGACCTAGCAAAGGTTTTTATCTCTGCTAGTCATGAAAAGATTTGTGAGATTCTCGCAAGTCTTTGCGTGAATAATGTAGATAGAAATGAACATGATGATTTAGAAAGACTTGATAATTTTGTACAATCAAAAGACTTAATCCCATTACTGGCTATGGCTCAAGCCTATGCCCAGTAAGAAAACTAGGGCGTATGGTGTAATGGATAGCATTTTGGCCTTCTAAGCCGAAGATACGGGTTCGACTCCTGTTACGCCCACCAAACTCAAAGGAGAAATAAAAATGAAAAAAGAAGTAGAATTTAGAATAATAAACACACCTGAGATGCCAGCAATTGTTATCTCAGCAAACGAAAAGGATGAGCCTAAGGTGGTTCTGAATACTTACCACAAGTTGTGGATAAGTCTGAATAGAAAGATTATTGCAGGTATTGTCGAAGACTTGTATGGTAAGATGGATTTCATTCTTACTGGTTATTTAGAAGAACAATATCTTTTTGAAAAGGAAGATAGACAATTTAATGAGGAATAACTATGAGAGAACTAGGACAAGGGCGTTGGGATAAAATCCTAATGCGTAAGATGACAGACCTCTCTGAGGCCGATAATTATAGTGAGGCTAAAGAAGAATGGGTTGCTACAGGCGAAGTATGGTGGAGAGGTAATGGAACTACACCCGATTGGGTCGCTGAATCCCACCAAAATCATTGTCTTTGTGGACACACTATTGTTTATCATTTTCAGGTTGTCAATACTGTTAATGGTCTTAGTGAAATTGTTGGAAGCGACCACATTAACTCTTACATGATTATGCGACAAATTGCACAAGAACGTAACGTAGAAGTAGGAACTATTACTGATGAAGAAGTAGAACGCTGGCTAAAACAAAAGGTCGGTTCTATGAAAGCAGAAGCATGGTGGAAAGAAAACGGAGAACGTTTTGAGAAAATGTTTGACAAGGTAAAGGAAGTTGATATTTGGAAGCATAGTAAGGTCGTAGACTGGAGATATAGCACAAAATACGCCGTTTCTATCCCAGTTAAAAAATTAATAAAGAAGGCTAAAGGAACCTTTGGAACTGATTCTCATGAGATGGCATCTATTGTATGGCGATGGAATCATCCCGATAACCCAAAGAATCAACAGACCACAAGAGGATATCCTAATGATAATCTGATGGCTGACTTATACCTCTATTCTCTAACTTGTGATGGCGATATCGCTGAACTTGAAGAAGAAAAAACTCTCAGAAGAACTCAAGAACAGGCTGTAATAGACCGTCGAATAAGAGCAGAGGAGCACCGAAGAGAGCGACGTGAACTATTGGCTGAACGGGAAAGAATCCGTAAAGAAGAATGGGAAGCAGGTCGTGAAGAACGTGAGCGACGTGAAAAAGAACGTCTTCTCGTACAACAAGAACAACGTGCAGAGCGAGCAAGAGCATTAAAAAGTGCCAACATAGAACAAATGAAATTTATGAATGATGGATTTGTTAATTTATGTGGGTACTATGGCATACCTGCATATACTGACTTTGGATTCGATGATGCTGATTTTAACACTCTATCAAGAATCAAAGGAGTATTGATGGAAGGTAAGCATGGATTAGATGCATCTGCCCTTTCTTCTCTCAGAGTAATCTTTCAGAAGAAAGCAACAGAAAAACAACAAAACCAACTCAAGAAACTTGGATTCACTAAGACATTAACAGTCGAGGAAGCATATTACCAAATTAAACATTTGGAGGAACAACAATGATAGGAAAATTAGCAAAAATAGCATTTTGGACAACTGTAGGACTAGGAACAGGAATATTCGCTTTGGGTTTAATCGCTCTTGGTGAATCGAATCAGGAGTTAGAATAGGGTGCTTTAAATAGTACACGCAAGGTAAGATAACACAAACGGAAGTGAAAATATGATAAAACTAAGAATATTGAATGAAACAGGACACACAGAATTGATGCTCTCCTCATCGGAGATTATTGAGCAGATAGACACACACCCAACCCATTGGGCTTTTATTGATGGGGAAATGGTGTCGAGAGAAGAACTCACAGAGATTAATTGGGACGAGGTTACATCAGTAGACCTAACCCCTGCAATCGTTGGAGGAGACCTTTGAGATAGTCTATCTTCTCCTTGCTCCCAACGGGGAAGTCGTTGTTGCTAGTCCTTCAACGGCTTCCCCTTTTTTGGGTGATGTCAGAAAACTTCACCTTTATTGAACAAGAAACCCTATCAACTTATCTTAGAACATTTGGTTGGATATTAACCAATCAAGTGAAAACTAAAGATACAAAGACCATATTAAAGGCAGACTTCTATGATAAAGGAGTATGTATTGCTACTTCTATGAAAGGAGGTAGAATATACTGCGATGGTAAAACTAAAGTCTTATACAAAGACGCAAGATTTGATTCAGTAACAGAACTATTAGAAACATACCCTAATGCAATATCAGAATACAGCGAATGGGTATTCATTCAAGAGAAAGAGTGGGTATTAGCGAAACATACTGAACAACTACTAACATTCTCAACATTGTCTCAATGGCCTAAAGCCAGTAAGTTTCGGTGCTAGGTATGAGAAAGTACAACACCTATCCCGAACTTAGAAGGATAGTAATACATTTTTTAAGAGACCTATCTAGAAAAGCACGATACGACACATACACCGCAATTGAATCAATTAACAGAGACTCTAATAATGATAAACAGAGGAGATTTATATTGCATACTTATATTCAAAAACACTTATGGGAAGTGAATGAAGCAGTATTAACTGGGTTCTATCAATACATGGAAACAGAATTTAATAGTCTGCTTGAAACCCTAGAATATCACGACTTAAATTGTAAGTTTAAAACACTAAGACAAGAAAAACCATGTGATATTTGCTCATTAGAAAGAAGAATGCAGTATTTGGAGGTTTAATATGAAAGAAAAGAACCCTACTTACACAGGAAACAATAGACGTGGCAATAGAGTTGCAACACAATGCCGCATATGCGGAGGTAAACTCTATACTCCTGAAGAAATAAAACAGGAAATGCATGATAAATGCAATAAACAAAACAAAAACATATACATGATGTGATAAATATGTACAAAGATATAATGATAACAATACCGACACCGAATGATTCATCTCAAACAAACTCTGTAGTGATTACAGCAGATAAGGAGATATTTCGCTCACGGACACAGAGCATATCCATGAGCAGAACCAATAAAGACCCGATTCATACAGGATTGCAACAATTCTTTTCCACTCTTTTTAGAAAGAGTAGAGCAAGAAGATACAGATACTATAGCCAACCAAAAATAGACTACCCAGTATTGCTCTCTATAGGTTCTTGTCCTCTTTACATAGAAAAGAACACAAACAGATTTTCTATAAATGGGCAATCAACTACTTTAGAGATTATGTCTAATGCTATTGCTAGATTGGCATACAAGGCGGCTTTTGAAAAGGACGCATTGAAGTTAATGCCTTTCTTTAATTCTATTCTTTCTATGCCTGAAGAGGTGCGATATGTTATAGAAAATAGAGTTCCTTATCACTTCTATTCGGACTACACTAAGCACGATGTTCGTCTAAATGTTACTCAGATTTCAGATAAAGAATGTGCTATAGAAATAGGAGACGGGGTTTGGGGAAACATTACTATCAATGAACTAAAGAAGTTCTGTAACTTCTATGTTAATTCTAGAAAGCAGGGAGGATGGGCTTATACTTCTCCCGAGAATCTCTATATTAGATTGTTAAATAAAAAACCATCCCAGTCTGAGTTAAAGGTTATGATTGCTTTCCTTAAACAAAATAGAACACAAGATATAGTAGAGCGACGTGCTGAAAAATTAGTAGCAGAACTATTGGAGCAATACCCTAAGCAATTAAGAGGAATGAACGGAGTTAGTGGCAAAGTAACTGATATATTCGTTAGAGGCAAAGGCTATGATTGGAAACTAAGTGCTAATGGTTCTACTACAGGTACTCAGATGGTATCTACTTATGTCTGGCAACCTCCTAGTTCTCTTGCAGTAGATGAGGAAGAATCTGGCAAAAGAGAATGTCATTGGAAAGGCTCAATTTGCATTGATAATCTTACAAATGGTTCTTCTCTAGGAGACCAGTTTGCAACAAGAGCATTGGCTTTCATTAATGACTCAATAACAATAAAAATGGTTGGAACGATTAGCAGTTATATTACTGCTGAACCTAATAAATATAGAAATGGTGATTTTGATGAGATGCGATGAATGTGGAAGTAGAGAGAATACCTTCGATGAAAGAATGGGCGAAAGAGTATGCTCTATGTGTGGGCTTGTTCTTCAAACCGAGTTTGAAGAAACTGTTCATATTGTAGACTCTAATAACGAACTTGCCCGTTCCACTTCTAAAAAACTGGGCTCTGTAATTACGGGTAAAGGTTCTTACAAGTACAATAGATATAATGACAACGTTGTTCCTAAGCACATCACTACAGGTCTAACGATTACCAACATGGTGCTTAGTGCAGTTACTGGTAATAATAATCTATCAGAACGAGTAGAAAAGATTTACATGGACTGTCATAATAGTGCTTTGGCTAGTAAACAAACCTATGAAGACAGAGCATCAGCGATTGTTTTCTATGCTCTAAAGGAAAACGGAACTCCTCGCACAATAAAAGAAGTATGTGTTGAGTTTGATTGCAGTACCAAACTAGTAATGAGAATTGTTCGTAAGATTAATTCTTTTTACGGTAATAAAATCAATCAATCTTCTATAGACCCTTCTTATTATCTAAATAGAACTGTTGAGAAGATAACAGAAGATATGTCATTTCATCGTCAATGTTTGAAAACAATGGCGGTCTTTGAGAAAATTGTAAGCGTAAATGACTTCAATAAGAGTCGTTGCTACTATCCTAGTATTTGTTGGATAGCGGCGAATATCTTCGTAAGAGGAGAAATAACTAGAAAGTTAATTTCAGACAAAACTGGAGTTAATGAGAAAAGTCTGTATAAGCAGACAAAATCCATTCTATCTCTGATTGGATTGGAAAAGGTAAATGAGATAAAAGGAAAAGATATAGATAAAATAGGTGAATAAAATGTTTAAAATATTAATGGAAGAAATGAATAAATTTATGGATTGCTCAACTGATGAGCAAAAGATAGAAATGATGGAAACTTTGACTGAGAGATTATACGACGAATGTACGTCTGACATTCAGAAGGCAAATATAATTTCCATCTTTACAGATGCAATGGAGTGGTCTTGATGTTTGAAGGGTACTGGAATAAGATTGCTAAGTCTATCTATAAGAACTCGGTCAATCATGGCTTTTGGAAAGAAGAGAAGAACGATGGTGAAGCAATGGCTCTGATTCATTCAGAGATTAGTGAAGCACTTGAAGCCATGAGAAATGACAATCCTTCTTCTTCTAAGATTATTGAATACAGTAGTGTAGAAGAGGAATTGGCAGATGCAGTTATCCGTATTATGGATTATGCATTTGGTAAGGATTTAGATGTAGCGGGAGCGATTCTCGCTAAGATTGAATACAATCAAAGCCGTGAATATATGCATGGTAAATCGTTTTAAGGAGAAATAGATATGACAAAGAAAGTAGAAAATATGAAATGTGGTTTTTGTGGAGTAATAGGACATACTGCAAGAACTTGTGAAGATAAAAAGAAAAATGCAATTAAGGAAGAAAGAAAGGCTAGAAGAAAACAAGCAAAGAGATTCTATTACAATGACTCGAAGAAACTTTCTGGTTTCATGAATAAACTAACAGAGGAAGGTAAGGTATTACTGATGAATAATGGTTTTATGAGAAGCCAACATTTTTTGGTTCAGACAAAACCAGAAACTGCTATCCAAGAGAATTTAGTGGAGCCTATGTTTGAGACTCTTGCTATTCGTGCTAAAAGCGAATCATGTAAAACTGAATTTAGCCGTGAACCTCATTTTAAGACAGTAGATAACAAAAACAAATATTTAGATTATCTTCTGACTGTTTCATTTAAAGGACATAAATCGCCTGTTAAGTGGTTGATTGAGGCGGAAGCCCCTAATCAAACACATAAAGGGATTGAACAAGTTGAAAACTTTTTAGCAGAAGTTCCTAATGTAAATGAATATAGATTCATTGTAACTGACGGGTACTGGTATCATTTCTGCTTACCTACAGTTGATAGTGTTTTAGAATGGAAGAGTTTTACAATTGATGAGAAAAGTTTTCTTATGGATAATTTAGTTACTGGAACAATGTTAGACTTAGACCCAATTCAGAATCTAAAGAGACTGGCTATAACAGTAGGCGTTTTGGCGATTGGCCTTATAATCGCCTTCATTTAAGGAGGAATAAATATGGAAAAATACAAATGCGCTATATGCGAAAAAGAAGATAAACTAAACAGAAGCAATAACCCTGAACCTTTGCTTGAATACCATGAAAGAGTGTGTGTTGAATGTAACCACTTTGTAACTGCAACAAGAATATTTCAAATCACTAAAGCGGGTAATTCCGCTTCTAAGGCTCAATTTGTTAATGACTTGGTAACTGTTCTTCGACTATCATTTAGTTTAAGAGAAGCACATCGAGCATCAATGGTTTTATTTCAGGAGGAAGAAGAATGAAGAGAAAGATATTAGTAATTGGAGCAGGTGGAATTGGAAGTTTTCTAATTCCTGTATTAGATAGAGTAGGTCTGTATGATATTACAGTAGCCGACCCTGATAAAGTAGAAAAGAAAAACCTGCCTTATCAGAATTTTGATGTATTACCTATTGGTACGCCTAATTTTCAAGGAACTAACCCTATTGGTATGAATAAAGCACAATACATGAATAAATATTCTAGTGTTAATACGTGTAATCCTTACCCAGTATTAACTGGAGCGCAAATGGAAGGCTATGATTTAGTCATCTGTTGTGTAGATAACATTGGCTTAAGAAGAACTATGTATAATTGTGATAATCTAAAGTGGTTAGACTTGAGAGCGCAAGGCCGTAATGCGGCTATGATTGCTTATACTGCTGACCCTAAGATGTATGATTCACTACTAGCAGGTGAAGAACGTTCTTTCTCCTGTCAAGGTGATTCATGGGATGGCTCGAATAAAGGAGTTCATTTCATGCAGGTTGCTATTGCAGGATTAGGAGCCCAATGGGTTCAAAGATGGTTTAACGAAGAAGAAGTTCGTGATTACATGGTGGTGAATGTTTGAAATACACTATGGAAGATATCGGTGAATTAGTAGAATTAACTACTGAAACAGGGAGATATATCGAAGAAAGAGTAGTAGCAGTATATTGTGTCGTTTGTGGTTCACAATTTATTGGTATTATGAGAGAAGCAGGTGGGTTCTTAGCGGGACACGGTGCTTATCACAAATGGGAATATACACAACAAGCAACAATTGAAGAAATGGAGGCATAAACATGAAATGGACAAAAGAAAAGAAACTAGATTTACTCGTAAACTTTTATGAGTTATCTATAGACGAAGCAAGAGAAAGATATGGGGCATCATACAAGGCTATCGCAGGTAGACTGGAAAACTTATATGATACCGAAGAACCCGACTTATTGGAACTACTTATCGAAGCCTCTAATGAGGTCAAGAAACGTAAGGGTGTTCTGTCTAGCAGTACACCAGAAAGTCCCAAAGAGAAGCGTATAATGGCTAAAATTAACAAGTTACAACGCAAGTTGGCAAAGGTAAGAGGTGAACAAAATGAGTAGAAGTGGAGATTGGTATATGAAAGAAAATGATGATGTATATGATAGTCCTGTAGATGACGGGTATGATGAATATATTCTTGGTGCTAGAAAGAAAGCAGAGAAACACGTTATGAATTGGTTTAATCAAATTAAAGATGAAACAATGGCTAGTCTTTCTCCTGATGTTAAAGTACAGAATGTAGATAATCTAGTATATGATGACATTAGATTCCACAATGCTATTTGGCATTCTTCTACAGAGATACTTCCTCATTTAGAAGTACAAGTTGTAATAGATGGAAAGAACAACTGCTATGTAACCACAGGTTCAGCAGGTTATGTTGAATTTGGTATGCAACCTCCTGTAGGAATGGTATTGCCTATTCGCTGTTGGATTCATACTCATCCTTTTGGTTCTGCTTACTTTAGCGGTACTGATATCAGAACAGTTTCTAACTGGCAGATGTTAATGCATGAAGCCTATGTATTGGGAAGTGCTGATGATAGAGGTCATTACGGCTATTGGTCTGCTTCTAACCCTAGACAGTTAGAGATATATGATTATCACGAACATATGCGAACCCAAACATGGGGAGAACGTGGTAATGTTATCTTATCGGGGGAAGAAGAATGAAGTGTTTAGTTTGTAATGAAGTTCAAGGGAATAGAGTGGGGATGATATCTGCTTCAGGAAGAGATGTTTGTATGAACTGTCTTCCAGAAGCAATTGATTCTTATATCTATTTAAGAAATTGGACTAAGGCAATGAAGAATCAAAAGGAGGACTAACTATGAAAGCAATGAATAACTATGTAATTATTGAACAGGAAGTTCAGAAGTATGGCTCAATCACTATGAAAGAGAACAATGTAGGCAAGGTACTATCTTGCGCTATTGATGAAACTCTCGTAGGAAAGACAGTCATATTCTCTACTGCCAAAGCGATTCAAGAATACGACGACTACAAATTTGTGCCGTATGAATTTATTATGGCAATCTTGGAGGACTAACTATGTGTGATTGTAAAGAACTAATCTACACGGAAGAGGATTTCCAAACAGGAATAGTCTACACTCTCTGCCTAGAGTGTGGTAAAGAAGGAAAGGCAGTAACAATAATGCGGTGAAGAAAATGGAAAACGTAAACGATATAGAATTGTACGAACACATCTTATGTAAGATGCTAGACATCACAGAGAATGGTGATTTGTTCAGAGAAGACATGGAAGATAGACTCCTAATAGGAGAACTAGAGTTCTTGATTATGATTATCAAGAATTTACTAGATACTATTCCCGATAAAAAACAAGCCTATGACTTGTGGCGAGGAATACAAACACGGTTGGTGGAAGAATGAGATACACAGCAAAAAGATACCAATGGTTTATGGCGAAACCTAAGTCTGAATTGGCTCAAATGCTAGCAGAAATATCGCCAATATTATTGACGATTGAGAAAAAGATGAGAATGGAGGAAGAAGAATGATTATACAAGGAAAAGAAGTAAAAGAAAAACTACTAGAGGGAATCAATTTGGTTGCTAATACAGTTAAACCTACATTGGGGCCACAAGCCAAAACGGTTATTCTTCAAGGTAATCCTCCTGTAATTGTTAATGACGGAGTTACAATCACTAAGTATGTTTCTCATCCTGACCAGTATGTTCAGATGGGTGTTCAGATGGTTCAGAACTTAGCAAGTAAAGCACAGGATAGTTCTGGAGACGGAACAACAACTGCTTGTATTTTAGCACAAGCATTGTGTAATGAAATCGCTATTCCCGCAAATACAGACAAGTACACAACACATGAGATGTATCATCTTATTGAGAACTTCAAGGTTGAAATGATAACGTCATTGAATAACCTCTCTAAGAGAGTAACTGATGATGAGATTAAGGATGTAGCCACTATTGCGGCTAACAATGATGAAGCACTAGGTTCACTCATTGCCCAAGCAATTGCTAAGGTCGGAAGAGAGGGCATAGTAACTGTAGAAGAATCTAAATCTCACGTTACAGAACTCATCCTACGAGAAGGGATGCAATTAACGGAAGGCTACATTAGTCATCTTATGGCGAATACAGACAATGGTAAAACAATCTTTGAGAATCCTCTCATCTTTATGTCTAACTTGAAGTTTAGAAACTTCAAAGACATTATTGCCATGCTTGAGTTTGCATCACAACAATCAAGACCTCTAGTTATCTTCTGTAAAGGAATGGATGGTTCTGCATTAAACAATCTAATCATGAATATTATGAATAAGACAGTAGAATGTGCAGTAGTTCTTGCTCCTAACTTTGGAGACCATCAACTAGACGAATTGGGTGATATCAAGTGTATGGTTGGGGGAACAATCTTTACAGAAGAAAGTAAAGATAGTGCTTCTTCATTCGTTGCATCAGACTTCGGAGAATGTGAGAGAATTATTATCTCTAAGGAACGAACTATCATTGTTGGTGGTGAAGGAAATACTGAGGATAGAATTTCTTATTTGAAGGAACAATCAAAGGAGATGGAAGGCTTTGATGTCTCTCGTCTACATTCTAGAATTGCTCGACTAAAGGGTGGAGTTGCAACAATCAAGGTTGGTGCGTCTTCTTCTATGGAAATGCTAGAGAAGAAAGAAAGACTTGATGATGCTCTTAATGCTACAAAAGCAGGTCTTGAAGAAGGAATTATTGTTGGTGGAGGAGTAGGCTTGATGAAAGCACTACTGGGATTACCTGTAGGTCTAAAAGCAACCTTACCAAGTTGGTTAGTAGGTGCAATGCATTCTCCCCACATAACTTTGTTCCATAATAGTAATCGAAAGGCGACTAGATTTAATGGTAAATTAGGATTCAATGCAAAGACTGGAAAGATGGAAGACCTAGAAGAAGCAGGTGTTTATGACCCAGTAAAGGTTACAAAGAACAGTCTTTTAGCGGCTTTATCTATTGCACAACTGTTCTATTCAACAGAAGTTGCAGTATTAGTGGAGGAATAGATTTGCAAGACAGACTAATCAATGTATGTGTAGATGCAGTTACTATATTAACTGCACTAGGACACCATGACCTAGCAAATGCACTTAGTACAAGAATAGATAACATAATGGGGAAGCCAAGATGAAGAAGAAAGCCATAACAGTAACATTACCTGCGCCACATAAAGCACAAATACAATGTCCTATTTGTAAGGGAAACAAATGTGTTGTGTGCAATATGAGTGGTAATCTAGCAATAGATGTTGCTCCGAAGATACCTATTCAAAGAACTCACATTATCAAGTATGTTGTGAATAACATACATGATATTGCTTCTGAGATAACGAGACAGTATGGGCTTGTTCCAGAAATCAACACCTCAGAAGTTGTGCAAATAAGCGAAGGTCAATACGAAGTTGTGCAAATCTCTTCATTAGGCGGTGCTTGTTGGGTTGTTAATCGTCTCGATGAACTAGAAACACCTAGATACTTTACATCAAGAAAAGAACTTGATAAGTTTAAGCAGGGGTGGATGAGTTGAGCAAACTTGCAATAGCAGGGAGAATTGTAAGAAATTCAAAAGACGAGGTAATCGTCAAAACAGGCAACTACTGGAATACCGATGTAGTTGATATTCGTTGGCATACAGAAGATAAACCAACAAGAAAAGGTATTAGACTAAACGTAGAAGAAGCAAAACTTCTTCTAGAAATTTTACAGAGGGAATTAAATGGTTAAACAGACAAGAAAATACATTGAAAAAGGGATAAGAGATGCCGCAGAAGAAGCAGGTAACAAAGGAAGAAGCATGACTTATGAGGCTATGGGTAGAGCGACCACTAAAGGTGGAGAACTACTAAAGTTATTCTGTACTCTTATTGAGTCCAATATGCCATGTTCTAGAGGAGAAGGTTCTAGAATACTAACTAGCCACATTGAAGTTGCATTCAAACAGATGGAATCTGCCATGTTGCGTGTATTACACTTTGGAGATGAAGAAGAATGAGAATGAGTATGCATAAGTTGTATTTGATTACAACAAATAATAATGAATTTCAGCAATGGGCAAAGAAAAAGAAGTCTGACCTGAAAGGGGCTAAACTAGACACTTTCAATGAAGGTTACAATGAAATGCATAATGCAGATTATTTACCAAAGTCATCTTTTATTTGCTACTGGGAGATATCAGAGAGTTCTGAGTTGGCTAAACTAGCACCTGCTATTACTCAAGCCAGTCTAATTCATATGTTACATCGCTTTGTTGAGCAAAACAGAGGTCAAGAAGTAGAAGTAGTTACTATGATGATTACTAATTTCATGAGACTACTAGGAAGATTAGGTGTTCAGGATGAGGAAGAGTGATTGGGTATATTTGGCTTCGATTATGTGGAGTTTTGCGGAAAGCAATGAGGGAAGAATCAGCCCTCTCATAAAAGAATTGATTCAGAAAATAAATAATAATATGGAGATGATTGTAGATGAATTGGAACAGAATGAGTAGATTGCTTGAAGCAATAGAGAATGAAAGCCCTACTAGAATAGTAAAGGCAATAGCAGATGAATTAGAGGATTTGCAAGTAACAGAAAATAAGAAACTATTTCTAGAAATACTAGATAAGGATTCTTTACCTGCTAATAGTATGGCTCTAGTTAAAGCAAAGAAGTGGTTAGCAAAGGTTTTCGATGTTCATACAGATGAAATAGATGCTATGCTTCACGCTCATAATGATTTAGGCGAAGGATTGTATTATTGGGACACTTCGGCAGAAGGCACTAATAGACATTCTCTTCTATCAATCAAGACACTTCTAACTAAGAACTATAGTAAGATTGACTCAGATGAGTTCGTATCTTTTGAAGGCACAATACTAGGTATGTCTGCTCTTGAGAGAAAATGGTTCCTCAAGTATTTGCTTAGAAAGCCCAGAAATGGAATTAATAGAGGCTTAGTAGTAAAGGCTCTTGCTAAGACATACGATAAGAAACTGGGTGTTGTTAAGAAACACCTTGCAACTTGTACAATCGGTAATGCTATTCTATACTATGAAATGGGAGAAGAACCAGTACCTAATTTAGAACATGGTTCCTTTGTTGCTCCTATGTTAGCGAAGGATATTCCTATGAATAAGTGGCCGTCTAATAAGATTGTAGATTACAAGTATGATGGTAACAGATATCAGATTCATGTTGATGATAGTAATGTCATTATCTTCAACAGAAAGGGCAAAATTGTAACGGGACAATTCCCCGATGTAGTAGAGACTGTAGAATCTTATATTCTAAAGAACTGTATTCTAGATGGGGAAATATATCCTATTAACGAAGATGGTTCTCCTGCCGAACATAAATTAATGGGAACTAGAGTCCACTCAAAGAATGTTCAAGAGGCTATGGAAAGAGTAAAAGTCAAGTGGGTAATTTTCGATTGCATGAAGATTAACGATGAGATTATCCTAAACCTCCCCTATTCAGAAAGACTAGAGAAGTTTATTCATTTACCCGACCAAGCACATAGAATGCAAGAAGGCGGGGATGTATTGGCATTCTACAATAGAGCAATTAATGATGGATTTGAGGGCATTATAGTAAAAGACGCTTCTCTTCCTTATGAACCTGCTAAAAGAAGTGCAGGTTGGGCTAAATATAAGCCCCCTAGAATAGAATTAGATGTTGTTATTCTTTCTGCTAAATACGGTCAAGGAGCAAAAGCAAACGTATTCGCTACGTTTGAGATGGGAGTCGATACAGACACAGGCTTTATGTCGGTTGGTTGGGTTGGAACAGGATTTAGCGATGCTGAATTACTTAGACTAACTAATGCTCTTAGAATGATTATTGTGGATTACAAAGAAGATATCTATTCCTTCTCCCCTAGAATTGTTTTGGAAGTAACTGCTGATTTAGTTACGGAAGATGCTAATGGAAAGACTGGACTAAGATTCCCACGCTGCAAGCGAATACGAGATGATAAGTTTGTCAATGATATTAACACGGAAGAAGACGTGGAGGCTCTAAAGTGATTCAAGAACATACTATGACTGTTATTGATTCTAAGACATATCGTTGCATAAAAATAGAAGACGGGTATGCTCACCTGAAAGATATCACTCAAGAACAGGGAAGACCCACTAAAGTAAAGGTAGATGAATGTCCTTATATTGATTCAGAAACAGGGCAGTATGTTGTTCCTGTAATAGAAAAGCCCAAAAGAAAGAGTACGAGAAGCGTTATCAACATTACTAGTATTATCAAAGAACAAACGGATATGCAGATTTCTAGAAGTGCTAAGAATTTTATTTATGAATGGATTGAGACTGCCGTAGGTAACATTATAGCCAACGCCGAACACAATGCGATAGCGAAGGGACATAGCCGTATTAGTGCCGCACATATCTTTTGGTTGGAAACAAACAAAGAGGTAAAGGGCTACTGGAAAGAGAATGAAGAGTTTATTCGTGATTAATATGTTTGATTTTCCTGAACTCAACGAGATGCTTAGTAAGTTTGGGGGCGTTACTTGTTACAATTTCTTTGCCTATGGTAATTTGACCGATGAAGAAGTACAATTACTGGTCGATGGAACTAGAATAAGGCTACTACAGGCAGGATTTGAAAGCAATGTTATGGTTTTTTCATCTTATGTGGATGAGGATTTAGCAAGTATGTTGAATCACTATCAAGGTACAACATTAACAATCGCATTAGCAGGAAAAACCAGTTTTGAATATCTTGTTAAAAGAAACACTATGGATGGTTTTAAGTTCCTAAGATATAAAGCAGACTATCACGGCGAAATTATGAGTGAGAGTCATGTATAGTAAAGATATGATAGTCGGAATACTTCTATCTATTGCCAAAATGAAACTAAGTATATCTGTTAATGACAGAAGTTCTATTGGTTACGAAGTTCGCCTCTCCTTAGTAATAAGAGGAGATAAAGAGTTTCTAGAGGCTATACAGAGAGACTTTCTTATGTACTATAATATAACCTGTAGTGTTAAACTAAAAGAAAGCAAGACTAGACCGAGACCTATCCTAACAATAGGTGGGATTGGGAATCTAGAGAAGATAGCAGATATTGTGCCGAAGAACTTACCTTCCTTTGATTCTAAATGGAAGGACTTTGTTGCCTGTGTTGCAATAATCAAAAACAAAAAACACAAAACCCTTGATGGGTTAGAATCACTAATAAAAATAAAGGGGTATCTTAATGGGATTAACCAGTATGAATAAAATAAGACCAATACTAATAACAGGAAAGACAGGAACAGGTAAAACTACGAAGGCCAAGAGCCTAATAGACAACCCTATTATCTTCTATGCTAATGATATTGATTATAACATTGATTCTATACCTATTGAGCAGGGTATTATTATAGAAGATATACACGTCAAGCCTGATAAAGCAAGTATCTTGTCTGTTCTTAGACACTACAAAGGCCAAGTAGTTCTTACTTCAATCAGCGAGAAGTCTGTTCCTAAGGAAATAAAAGCAATGTGCCAAATTAAAAGAGCAGGTGCTAAGAAACACTTATCAGAACAAATAAAAGAACTAGCCCCTAGAAGTCAAGAACCTTTTTCATATGAAAAAGACACATATTCTCTTGTTATGGAGTTCCTTAAAAGCACAGATAGAGACTTAGTAAAGGACTTACTTCTCTTCAACAAGCCTTCTGATATACAGATACTAACGTGGCTAAGTGAGAATATGCACCCTAACAGATTAATCTTTGTTGATGGGGTGGTTAAGAGAAAGTGGAGTCAAAGATACTTCTATGAGATGTTAGCATATACTCATATGGGTAATAACAGAGGTAGATTGAGTATGCCTACTCGTAAACAATACTCAAAGATACCTTATCTTTCTAAGAAGTTGGGGGTGAAGAACCCCAAACTTCTCAAGCAGTTGATGAAAGATGAACAGTTCAGAGAGTGGGCAAAAACAAAATTGTCTAATACGGATTGTAGAATCCTGAAGTTAGGAGAAAAGAAAAGAAGAAGAAGACTTGCTCCTATTGAGTTACAATACAAGTCTTTATTCCAATTTGGAGATGAAAAAAATGAAATATGATTTTAAATTAATTAGCAGAAAGGGTTTTCTAAACAATGTAGAACTAACTATAGAGATGAATCGAAAGTTCAGAGAAATACAAAACGAATACATGAAGACTGAGTATGCTTTATTGCTTCTATCAATAGACGATGAGTTTAGAACTCTCGGGAAGATACGAAAGATGTGTCATCCTGCTATCGACAGCATAGGTACTGATGCCCATACTACTTTCTTGGTGTATATGGAAGAGATGGGCTATATTGAGAGTAGAAAAGAAAACAGTAGGCATCGTTCTTACAGAAGAATAACCAGAAAAGAACTCAGCCTCAGAAAACTTAAATCCACTATGGAGGAATAAATATGTTATGGACAGAAAAATACAGACCAACAAAACTACAAGAAATTATAGGACAGAATAACTTTGTTCTAGACGCTCAATCATGGAAAGAAGAAGGCAATATGCCTAATGTTCTTATTCATGGTAATAGTGGAAATGGTAAAACAACCGCAGGTATCGTTCTAGGAAGAGAGATACTCGGAGATAACTTTACTGATAACTTCTTAGAAATCAACGCTTCTGATGATAGAAGATTAGAAAACGTAAGAACTACAATTAAGCAAGCCGCCCAAAGCGGAACTATTGGTGGGGCTCCCTTTCGTATTTGCTTACTAGATGAATTAGAAGGAATGACTACTGATGCACAAAACGCATTAAAGCGTATTATGGAAAGATATTCTGATAATATTCGATTCATTATTACTTGTAATGATAGAAACAAAATCATATTTGCTCTACAGAGTAGATGTGCTAACTACTTATTTAGTCCATTATCAAGTGATAATATGTTAATTGTGCTAAATAATATTATAAAAAGCGAAAAACTGACCAACTTCTCTCAGGAAGATTTGGGGTCGTTTATATACTCTATGCAAGGTGATATGAGGAGAGCGATAACCGAATTGCAAGCCGCTAAATCTAGTAATACGACTCTCTCAAAACAAGTAACTATTTCCTTAGAAGATTATGAAAATATACTAAATAAAATTATCAATAAAAATACAACAGTCTTAGGTGAAATTCATGAGTTACTCTATCAAGGCAGAACAGTCAGAGATATCTGTAATGGTCTGCATGATGTTGTTATCAACTCAGAAGGATTAGATAGCAATCTTAAATTCAAATTACTAAGAACAATAGGAGAAAGTGAATGGCGTTCCAATAGCATGACCCCAAAGGTACTCGTATCTTGGATGATGGGTCAGTTATTATGAAAACAAAAAACAAAAAAACAAAAAACAAGGTGAAAAAAATGGAAGAAACATTGAAAATAGAAATTGAAAAAGGCGCAGAAGTCTTGGGTATGTCCCAAGAAGATGCTATGGCAAAGTTCTCTGAACTATGCGAACAGAATAATATTGAAGAAACTAACAAACTAGGTAAGGGTCTTTGGAGAAATTTTGTCGCTAATGCCAACCGAGCGAAGAAGACCGATAGTAACGGCAGTACATCAACCAGTAATGACTCTTTTTACAAAGCAGCATTTGGTTTCTTTGTCTCATTAGAGGCTCCAAGAGATATGATGTCTTGGAACAGAAACAAAGCAAAGGAAGAATACCTTAGAGATGCAGATAACGCTCTTGAAAATGGTATTGTTGCTGTAGCAGTAGAAAATGCTCTAGGCAAATACACAGTATCTCGTTACTTTAACGGTAATTATGAAGAAAAGGTTGTAGGTGCTTTACCCGAAGGTGCAGAAACTCTAGAAGATGAAAGAATCTTTATTCCTCTAGATGGTACGGCTACTTACATGAACGGTGGAAAGAACCAAAACTACGGTAAGCCTTTGCCTAAGGAGCAAATGCGTAGAAGTGGTGTTTTCTTTGGTTCTGTAGACGGGACTAATGAGTTCAAAACATACAACTTCTCTTACAAGAATCAAGCGGGAGTAGACTTTGCCCCGAACACGTTTGAATGGGTTCATTTCCTATGTGTGGAAAGTTCTAGCGGTACTGATTTGTATGGTGCTAAGGACACGACTATTAAGAGTCTAAAACTCAATACCGAACTCGATGTAGAAGGAGACAACTACAGAGATATGGGTGCTTATGATTTTACTGCGGCTCTTAGTGATAACTTTGAAAGCCATGTTGTAGACTTGGTAGAATTAGAAAGAGTGCATCAAACAAGACAGGCTCTACCTGCTAAGGAGAGATTTATCATTACTCAAGGAACTGTAGTTAATATGGTTATGACTCCTACTTCTAACGGTAATAGAATCTTAACTCTATCTGATTTGAATGCTAGTGCTTCTTACGATGATGATGCAATCACTACGTTTTGGATTCCATCTAATCTAACGCTCGACTTCGGCATTGGTTCAGAAGTCTATGTTGTTGGAAGAACTTCTCAAAGAGTAGTTGATGGGGATGCTCAACCTGTAACGGTGAATGCGTCTGGTATCTATTGCTTAGAAAAAATGGGTGCAGTAGTCGAAGTTTCACAAGAAGTGGAGGAAAACTTTGACTGGTTTTGATTATTCCTGAGGGTCTGTGGTATTCCCTTCGCATGGCAAGTGTAAACATAAACTTGTAGGATAAGAATAGATGTTCAAATGGGTGCAAAGCCCTGTCCTTATGGAGATAAAACATGAAAGAAATTATAGATAAATATTTGATAAAACAAACAAGTTACATTGTGGATTTAAGCAGTGTAGATTTCATTACTTGGAATGAGAATGAAAGAGATATGGGTAAGTTTTTGGCTAAACTACACATTGGAACAAAAGAGACTCGCTTTATGTGTCAGTCTTCTTCCAACTTGAAAGAGTTGTTGGAAGCGTGGACTACAGCAAAGGGAGCAAGAATAGATATAGAAGCAACAGAACTAATATGGTGATAATATGGGATTAAAGAATAGAACACAAGCAGTAGCGAATGAAACAACCAACAATCAAAGAGTGTTGGCTTTTCATGACAAATTGAAGAAACAAACGGAAGTACGATTGGCTAGAAACAACCGTCTTATTTGTGGTATTTGGGGAGAACCTAAAACCGTAAAGAGTGGTCTAGCATTAGACTTCCCACATAAGCAGATTTATGTTTTAGATTGGGATGATGGTTGCGAACCTACTTGGAGACAGAACCATGAATGTACTGAAAGAATTACTCTATGGAATCCAGAGGTTAGAAACGCTAATGGTGAACTAGATATACAGAAGTCAGAAGCGAACTCAGAAGATTTCGTTTTGTTTGTTAAAGAACAAATCAAAGAAGGGCAAGATGTTCTCTTTGTATTTGATGGAATTGATAAGTGGTTAGATTGTTGCACACTTCATGTAACTGGTTCTTCTAAGATTGGAAAACCACAAAAGATGAAGTTTGAATGGGGTAAAAGAAATGCTCCTTTCTATTCATTGCTAATGATGTGTAAGAATCTAAACTGCGACCAAATCTACATTACGCATTCTAAGGCTGATTACGGAGCAACAGGTGAAGTAATTGGTTCCAAACCTAATTGGCATAACTGGGGAGATTACCTTCATCAGATTATTGCAACTCGAAGAACACGCAAGAAGAACGATGTTGTGTATAAGTCCGAACTACTTAGTAGTAAGACAAATACAGAACTCGTAGGGAAGTCTTGGGAATCATTAACCGTTGGTAACGGTCAAGTTTCTTGGACTGGTATTCCTGAATTGCGTGAGGGATTGATTTGAAATTTGAAATCAATGCACTAACACTAAAGAAAGGTCTTGAGGATATACAGGTAAAGGGAAAGCATTTGACAAGTAAGGGTTTTAGTAACTCTAACTTTGGAAGTAATGTCTTTGCTCAATGTACTGGTAATGAACTGCGACTCTATAATGGCGATACTATTTTCTTAGCATCGTTAGGAGTAACAGTTACTAACGAACTAACGACCTCTAGTGAAGTATCATTTGATTCTTCTTCTCTCATACCTTACTTGAAATCGTTTGGTAATCAAACTATTACCTTTGAGGCAGGAGATTATATCACGATTATTGCAGGTGCTAAGAAAGCATCAGTACCTAAACTGGTGAATCATCCTAATATCGAGGCAGTTCAGAGATTGAAGAATATGGTTGCTCATATTCGCTATGAGCCACAACCTCAAACTCTTTGGAAGTTTGGTAACTTTAACTTTGAAGGTGCTTTCTCTATCACTAACAACTACTTCATAGACTGTATCAAGAACTGTGAATTGGTTAAGAGTGGTATTTACAAGTTAGACTTCAATCAGAACGTAACCATTTCTACAACAGAAACAGTTACTAATTCCTATACTGAAACAATTAACCCTGTATTTAGACTAGGAGAACCCGCTACACTACAATTTAGCGGCGCACTACACTCTTTCTTTGAGAAAGAACAATTACTCAACTTCTATGTGAGAGACGAATCCCCAATACTAATAGTAGCAAATGATAGAATGCTAATGAAAGCCCCTCATGTCGGTGGTAATTAATGATAATAAGTAAAACAATTGATGGACAAAGCATATACACTTCTTGGAGACAAAACGGAGAAAAGAGACAATCAGTTGTTCCTTTTCGCCCATACTTCTATGTGGAGGATAATGTAAATGTTGCTAAGTATAGCCCTTCTAAGTTTACTCAAAGAGATTTTGAGTACGAAGAAGGAGAGTTCTATAACCTTGAAGGAAAAAAACTAAAGAAAGCATACGTTGAAAGTTCCTTTGATGTCTATAAAGCAAAAGATTGCTTTGGTAGAACTTATGAAGCAGATGTTCCTTACCATTTTAGATTTGCAGTCGATAATATCGGGAGTATTCCTGAATATGATATGCGTAAATGGTATTGGGATATGGAATGGCAACAGGGTGGAGAACATCATGATAAGATTACTACTATTGTAGTCTATGATAATTATGATAAGCAGTTCTTTCAATGGGTTTGGTTTCCCGAAGATAATATGATATGTGGTTCAGCACATCAATACATTTTCAGTAATGAAAAGGATATGCTTGAAGACTTTATGCTAACTGTAGTTGAGAAAGACCCTGATATGTTAATTGCTTGGTTTGGACAAAGATTCGATTTACCTAAATTGATTGAGAGAGCGTGTGAAGTAGGATTAAATCCCTTGATACTATCTCCAATTACGTCTGTTAAGGGCGTTAAGAAGAAAGGAAACGGCTTCAAATTCGCTTATGGTGAAAAGGGGTTCTCTCCCATAGAACAACCCATAGGAGGCCGTATAACTCTATCTCTCGACTTGGCTTTTGAGCGTCAATGGAATGACTCACAAAGAGGAACATTACCTTCTCTTTCCCTTGAGTATGTATCACAACTCTTGTTTAAGGAAGGAAAGGTAAAAGAAAGCAAGTTTACTGATAAGAACGAGTTCTTTAGAAGAGCATGGTTAGAAGATACAGAAGTGTATCTTGAGTATGCAGTAGTAGACGTAGATTTAATTCGTAGAATAGATGAAACTAACTTCTGTAGTGAAGCAATACTATCATTACAAAGACTACTAAAAGCACCATTCGATGCCTGTTTTTACGCTTCTCATATGGGTTCTATTTACTTCATGAGAAATGCTAGTTGGAAAGCACCTACTGGAGATAGAAACGTAGAGAGAAAGGACTATGACGGGGCTATGATTTATGACCCGTTAAGCGAAGGTACTAATGGATTACATTTGAATGTAGCCGCTTTTGATTTTGCTGGCCTATATCCAAGTATGATGATTTCACGGAACATATCATGGGAAACTAAGAGTTCCGAACCAACAGGGTTCGGAGTAAATATACTAACTCCTAGAGATTTCAGTGTAACAGATAGAGAACAAATGCTCTACTACAAAACGGATGAATTAGGACTACTGCCAAGAGCAGTTTTAGAACTAAAGGAACTTAGAAACGCATACAAGAGACTAATGAAAGAAGCGAGACTGGCAGATAACCAGTCTGAATACGTTAAATGGAACAACAATCAAATGGCAGTAAAGCGTTTGATGGCTTCTTTCTATGGTATTGTGGCCTTTCAAGGATTTGGTTGGGCTGATGTAGATTTAGCCGCTAGTATCACTGCTAGTGCTAGAGAAGCAATTCGTTTAGCGGCATTTAAAGCAAAGGAGATGAAAGAATGACATTAGCAGAAACAATACAGAAAGCAGAGTTTGAACTATGGAACGCAATTATAGGATGTAGAGATGTTCCTAAAGTAATTTCAATGGAACTACAAGAAGCACATATGCATATTAGACAGGTTATGGAGATATTAGGAATACAGAGGTTGATGAAATGAGATGTAAAGTATGCAATAGTTTCTTTTGTGAACATAGAGAGGTTCATAATTTGAAAGTAGTTTGTTCCCTAGAATGTGGAAAAATACACTTCGGT